GGGCGGGTGGGTGGGTGCGCCCGCACCCGTCATTTTTTTGACGGGGGTGGGGGTCAAAACTTTGACACCCCGCCCGTAAAAGCCCAAAGTAACCCCTTGTCAAGTCAATAATTTGACAAAAACCAGGAAAAAGCGTCAGTAATTTGACAAATTGCTGCTGTCAAAACTTTGACATGTCAAATTATTTACACCATAAAAGCAGCTTAAATGTTGTTTTCTAGTTGTTTTTTATTTGTTTATTCTTTATTGTGATATTATCACAATATGGAGAATAAAAATATGACTACAAAATTTCCAAGAGCGCATCAATTTAATAAACTTGATGCATACGATCAACATGAGTTTGCAAAGTCTATGGTGAAAATGTGGGACGATGTAAGAAAAGAAATTGAACAAGATGCCTTAAAAACTGATCTGGCTTTTCTTGATCCTAAAGAATTTTCTTACAAAGCAAAGCCGGCTTATACGCAAACAAGAAATTTTTTCGTATGGAATCCAGATTATCTGGATTTTAGAAATAAGTAAATTTTAATAGAGAGTAGCATTGTGCTACTCTCGCAACCTATGGAGAAAAAAATGACTAATAGAAAATTACCTAAAGGATTTGAAGGAATAGAAATTTTTGAAGATTCGGAGATAGTAGAAAATCCATTCAGCGGAGAGAGTATAGAGATTCCGGCTGATGCGGTAGCGGTTTATGATACTATCATGGGATTACAATTAACAAAAAATCCTAGATGGGATTTAGTAAGAAGTGGCTTAGATTGGTTTAGGAAACATGAACCAAAAGCATACATGGTATTATTAGACTAATGAAGTTTATACATTACATATTGGAGGCAATCATTGCGATTGCCTTCATGTTCACATTAATTGGATCAGCATGGTTTATACTGGTCGTTTTTCATTAAACTTTATGCTGACCGGGTTTTCCTGGTCAGCATTTTTTGTTGCAGCTAAAATTTACCTGGTACTTGACTGATGTCTATGACTGGTGGCAACACCAGTCATAATGCCAATGCTTTTTGCTGCCCGAAACCCGAAACCCGAAACCCGAAACCCGAAACCCGAATACTCGATATCCCGAATACTCGATATTCTACTTGTTTTTTGTTTGTAATTATGTATAATGGATTCAACACAAAATTAATATGGAGGACAAAATGAAAATAATTTGTGTAGCTGATAGTGCCCATGCATGGGGAGTTATATCAGCCGAACAGTTGGCAACAGCAAGAATGACAGAAAATGACATAAGCAGTTTTTCTTATTGTACGCCAGATAGACAAACATATGCTTTAGAAGAGGATGTTGATCTAACAAAGTATTTGAATAAACTTGATAGTATGGGTATCAAATACGAATTAATAGATAGATATATTCCTAATCAACAATCTAAAGATAATCCTAGGACATGGGAGCATATTCACATTGAAGATAAACGACTAACCAAACGCCAAGAAGCGGAGTTAGGTTACTAATTCCTCCATAGGATGCGGAAAAGGAGAGCGATTGCTCTCCTTTTTTGTTTGTTTTTTATTTGTTTTTAGTTTAAAATAAAATTATCTATAACTGTCTAAATGGAGGACAAAATGCATACACTAAAATTTAAGAGTAAAGAGTTTCGTAGAATGTTAAATTTCATGATAATGCATGAAAGAAGAAAACCATATACGAATGAAAAAACTGACCAGTATGGTTTATGGTTAGTTAAAGATGAAGGAATATATTTAATGTCTCCAACATCAGAGAGAGATTTAGTTAATGATAAATCATCCCATATAATTTATGCCCAAGGATATTCTCCTAAAGCAAAATACTTATGGGAAAAAACTCACATGGTTAGTGGAGATGATTTTGCAGAGTTTATTCCTTTGGAGTTGCCACAAGTAGAACGTCTCAAAGAAGGAGGCGATTTAACAATTCGCATCTCAGATACAGAATTAGAAATTAGAGCATAGGAGGATAACATGGAAAAGAAAAAGAAGATTAATGATAGAGATAAATTCTATAATTGGTTAGATACGTGTCCCTATAGTTTTCATTATAAATATGAAATGGATGGCACTATTACACTTAAGTTTAAAGAAGATAAAAACTTATTAGGAGGACGAAATGCCTAACTGGTGTCAAAATGTTATTTATGTAAATCATCAAGACTTCAAACTTATGGAGTCAACATTAGAAGCAATTAAACAAGGGAGATTATGTGATCACATAATCCCATACCCGGATGTATTTAAAGATATTCATTCCGGGTATTGCACAATAAACGGAGAGGATCATGAAGTGTGGCGTGTAGATGCGCCACGTGATGCCGATTATATAACCAAAATGGATGCAGATAATATTCCCATCCCAGAAAAAGAACAAAAGGAAATAATTAGGAAATATGGATGTATTAAACCTATAGATTGGACATCTGAAAATTGGGGAATGAAGTGGGATATTTCAGAAGTAGAATATCATGGATTTGGTGAGTTAGATCTTCATCGTTCATTTGGTTTGCATTGCTTCAAATTTGATACTCCTTGGTGTTCTCCTATTCCTGTGTTTGAAAAAATGCATCAACTAGGATACGTCCTATTTGCAGAATACGTAGAGTATGGAATGGGATTTTGTGGACAATTTATGGACGGAAAAGAATACTATAACAATTCTATTCCGGATGATTGGAACGTTCACAAGTACCTAGAACAGGTATATTCATAACATTAAGAGGAGCGCAGCAAATTGCGCTCCTCTCTCTTTACATATAAAACATCGAGTGTTACACTATCTTCATTGTTGGAAAACAATGCTCTTCAATTTAGGTGAGACTAACCCCGGCTGGCTACTCCTGGTCGGGGTCTTTTTATTATAGATCCCGAAACCCGAAACCCGAAGCTTGATATCCCGAAAACCCGAATTGCTGCCTATAACATTTTACTTGTTTTTTATTTGTTATTCCTTTATTATATTCTTAACTATGGAGAATATATAATGAATTTAAGAATATCAAAAATGACGGGCAAGCTTAAAGGCTTACATGCAATCAATACAAACACATTAAGCAATGAGTTTTGTATAAAAATGAGTAGTAGTGGATTAGATGAAATAATTTGCACTAAGTGCTATTCGGTCGAGATGTTAAACGGGCTAAGAAAATCTTGTGTTCCATCCTGGCAAGCAAATAGCGACATACTAAGCAAGGGATTAATTCCTGGTCATATGTTACCGACTATTTTAGACGCATTTTTCAGGATCTCGGGGCATGGTGAGTTAATCAATTTAACCATGATGGAAAACTTACATAACATCATTAACCATAATCCGCATTGTACTTTTGCTATGTGGACAAAAAGAAAAAATTTAGTTCATGAGTTTTATGATAATCATGAAAAGCCTGGCAATCTAATTCTAATTTATAGCAATCCAACAATTGATAAAGTCATGACGGAACCGCCAAGGTTATTCGATAGGACATTTAACAATGTATCAAAGGACAGCGAAGTAGAACAGAATTGCACGGGGCAAAAATGTAAAGATTGCTTATTGTGTTATAGACACGTTAAGGATCAGCCAATAACTCAGATTGTGGAGGCTGTGAAATAGGACTAGTTATTAAGCGCAGCTGTTTACTCCAGGTCATGGTCCTGCTGCAGATTAACCAGGACCTTTGACAAATGCTCGATACCAGCCCCCCGAATAGTCTCCCATAATTCTTTATACCCCGAACCCCGAACCAGGGACTTAGTTTTAAGTCCCGAAACCCGAAGTTCCCGAACCCGAAACCCCTCAAATAAAAATAGGTCACCCGAAGAGAGGTGCTTAACCAAGATGAAAGACAACCCTCCCGAACCCGAATACGCAGTATTCCAAGCAATTTGATTTGGAGATAAGTTAACTGTGTTGTTTTTGGTTGTTTTTAATTCCATCCAAAAAGAAATACCCGACCATATACAATCGACATCAGGAACACCTCCTCCATGTCTGTTTTCTATTCTTGTAGCATATAATTTTTTAGGAAGGTTTTTCTTCAATGTGTTCCAAAAGTTCGCCTCTGGAGTCCCCATTTTTTACCTCTGCGTACTGACCCTCTATAAACGCCTGTGGGTATTCTTTACGAAGTTGTGCTAACCGAGCAGTTATTTCTTCTCTTGATAATTCATCTAATTGATGAATTTGCTCACGTCTGTCTACAGTTAAGCCACCTAAAGCTGAACGGATTTTTTCAGCGTTTATAGCGGATGAAAATTGTCCTGCTTCTTCAGCACCATCAGATAATTCTTTTAGACGTTTAAGTTGCCCAATAAGAGTTACACCGTATTTTCTTTCACGTTCTTGTCTTAACTCTTGTATATGTTCAACAACGTGAGGAAACTTTTTTCCTCCCAATAAATGCCCGGCAATAGTTTTAGCAGAATTTTCAGCATATCCGGCTTTTCTAGCGCATTCAGCGTTAGAATATATACCATCAACAAAATAACGGGCAAACTCTCGTTGCCTGTTTGTTAATTTTTTTCCAGTCTCTGCAAGAATGTTTTCGTTCTTGTTACCCATGTTACATTTGTATCGTAATTTGGCAGCTTTTTGCAATGTTAGTTTTTAACGTTTTTGTCCTTTTTTAAACATAGTGTAACAACAAGTGTAACAAGTGTAACAAAATATATGAGAAGTGTAACAAAAGAAAACTACGCACAGTCTTGGATACAGAATATTTTGTTACGTTTGTTACGTTTGTTACACCATTGCTGAAACTTTTTTTTATTTTTTTTTTTCAGGAAATTCACTTAATAGTGTAACAAGTGTGATATTTGCTTGACTGGTAACATAGAATAACATAGTGTATTAAAACAAGTAGCTTCTTTTTAAAAACAAGCGGAGAGTCTTATGGAAAGAAATTTATTTTGGTTTGAGGATGAGAAAAGTTTGCGCATCCATAAAAAACTATTGTCCGATATTAGGGCTGTTGATCCCTCTATTGATTGGGTCGATAGCAGTTATAAAAATGACAGTTGTGCGTCCATTAGTTACTATTTTAAAAAATTAGGTAATGGGGATGACGTTTTTGTGGAATTATTTGCTTTTACTTCAGTAGATGAAGCTCATAGGGAACTTGGTGAAACTGCTCATCAATTTTGTGTTCTAGGACAACTTTATGATGAAACTGCGATGTCCTGGGAAGGCAATGATAGAAATACCGCAATTTTGCAAGCGATTATGCAAGTTAAAATGATAATGATTAACGTTAAGGAGGATAAATAAAATGACTAAAGTGAAATCAATCTCACTGACCAACAGGCAGTGGAATGTTTTGGAAGTGGCTTTGGATAGG